TATGCTTCAAGTAAGCAGATTTTATTTGGAACCTCGTTGATGTAAACGGGGTTTAGTTTGAAGATATTTGTAGAAAGAGCATTAAGATATGTTTAAATCTAGAGAAGAGAATGGCGGCGAAGTTGATCCTCGGATTAATCGCGGTGGTAGGCCGGTGAATGAACGGAAAGAGTTTTCTAATCGCGTTTTACGCTCTAAAGCGTTTTTAGAAATGGTAAGACGCTTCAAACCTCACCAAGCGGCAGCGATTAATGCTGCGGTAAAGATTATGAAGACTAACGAAGCGTCAGACAGTAATAAACTCAAGGCAGCAGCATTGCTGATTGCAGAGTATAGAACTCTTTTGAAAGAAACCTACGACGCACGCTATGACGACGAAGAAAACACTCCCATGCAGGAAGAGAATAAGCCTGTTTTTAGTCTTACTATGATTAACGGTGATAAACAAGATATTGAAGAATGATTTTTATTTAGGCTAGACCGGCCAGTCGAATTCCGAAGAACTTAGAAATAAAAAGGATTATGAAAGACAATAAACAAATCGTAATTGGTCCCGCCAGTAAAAAACAAGAAATGTTTCTGAATAGTACAGCAACAATTACTCTTGCTGGCGGCGCGGCTTAAACTTACCAACCGGGTCGCGTAAAACCTGTCTAATTCAGGGAACCCCTATTTAGGGCAATCCTGAGCGAAGCCTAGGAATAGGAACGTGCAGAGACTATCCAGAAATGGAGTAGGTAGCAAGTGCTATCGAAACGGCAGGGTTCTAACGAACAAGATATAGTCCGACACCTGTAGTAATGCAGGAGTATTCTAACGAAATACATAACAAAACGGGGGAGCGGTAAGACGTACACCTCACTATTAATTGCTCTAAAATTCATGCAGCATCCTCGTGCTACCGGAGTTATCTTTCGACGCACATCAAAAATGCTAACGTCACCCGGTTCTATCTGGCACGAAGCTGTTGCTCTTTATACGCAATTATTTCCTGACCTAAGAGTCAGGCACAGGGAAACAGAAATTGTATTTCCCAATGGTGCATTGTTGAAGTTTTCACATATGCAGCACGAATCAAATAAATACGATCACAAGGGTAAAATGTCTGCCCCGTTACAGAGTAATCTGTAAATGAAATCTCTCTAATTCAGGGGAACTCCCAAAGGGACAATCCTGAGCGAAGCCTAGCAATAGGAACGTGCAACGATCAGCGCAAGCGTAGGGTCAAGTGACTCGAAACGGGAGACTCCTAGAAATAGGATGAAGATATGATCTTATCTGGTTGGTAACAATCAGCAGCGAAAGCGATAGCAACTTAACGACTTGCTATGAAAATGATAGCGTTGGGACAATACTCTCTCGTGATTTTCGACGAAGCAACAGATTTCACGGAGGATATGGTCGTATATTTGCAATCACGTATGCGTAATGCGTATGTCGATTATACCCCACAAATGTTTTTAATGACAAACCCAGATTACAGTAGTTTTCTGCGGTTGTGGATTCAAGATTATTACTTAGATGAACGCGGTATTCCTCTCCCTGAAAAAACAGGCCATAAGCGATACTTCTTCCGTCAAGGTAACACAATGCTTTGGTATAATTCACTTGAAGAAGCTGAAGCAGTGCATGGTTCAGGTCATTCTTCAGGTCTAAGTAGCTTTACATTCATCGGAGCCAATTGCAGGGACAACCCACCATTACTTAAAGCACAACCAGATTATATTTCTCGGTTAATGTCTTTACCTCGTGTAGAAAAGGAAAGACTGCTGGATGGTTCTTGGTTTGCTCGTTCTGAAGCATCGGGATTGTTCAAAAGAGAATGGTGTGGTGAAGTTGACCATCCGAATATTTTAGCTACTCAAAGGGTTAGATCATGGGACCTTGCTTTCTCGAAGCCTAGTGAACTTTACCCCAATCCTGACTATACTCGTGGTGTTTTAATCTCCAAAGATAAAGCCAAAGTATATACAGTTGAAGACGTTAAATCAATGCGTGACAGAGTACACGAAGTAGAGAAGTTAATTTTTTCAACTGCTATTTCCGATGGTAAAGAAACAATGATTACCATTCCGCAAGACCCCGCTGCTGCTGCTGGTGCTTATGCTAAAGACTTACAACGCAGACTTGCTGAAATGGGTTTTGTTTGTAGACTTGTAAAACCTGTAAAATCAAAAGTTACTCGTTTTGCACCATTCAGCAGTTTGGCACAAGCTGGTTTTGTGAATGTAGTTAAAGCTGATTGGAATAAAGAGTTCTATGAAGAACTTGAAATATTTGATGGTGATCCGAAGAAGAAGGATGACCAAGTTGACTGTTGTTCTGATGCTGTTCTGGTGTTAAACCGCGAACTAATCCTTCCAGCATTCAACCTAAACTCCAACGAGTTCACCCAAACTCCAACCTACCAAATCCCCAATACAACAATCCCAGATAGACCTGTCCTATCCTTATTCTAACCTAAAGGAATTCTATGCAACGAGCAAAGAAAATTGAAAAAGCAACAGGCGTAGATACCCCTGAACCGTTTAAGACAAGTGAAATTGGATATACTGGTAATACAATCTACAATGGTATCTCATTAGAACAGAAGGAACGCGATCTGCAATTCCCTGCTGCTATCAATACCTTCAAAGAAATGGCAATGCATCCTGCAATTAGCTCGGCTTTGAATCTGTATGAAGCAATGGTGAATAAAGCCTCTTACCGAATCCTTCCACCAAAGAATCCAAGTAAGAAAGAAAAGAAACAAGCAGATATTGTCTCTCAAATGCTCTTTGAAGATATGCAGGTTTCTTTCTCTGATGTTGTCAAAGAAGCCCTTACAATGTCGCAGTATGGTTTCAGTGTATTTGAGAAAGTCTACAGAAAACGCAATGCTGCTGAAGGTAGTGTATTCAGTGATAACCTGATTGCACCTAAGAAAATTGCTTTCAGAAATCAAGCAACAATTGAAAAGTTTGTATTTGATGATTCAGGTAATGAGATTATCGGTGTAAAGCAAAATCTTACTGGTGTAGCTGACCCTTATGGTCGTAATTCTGCCAGAGAAAAAAATATTGTTGTGCTACCCCGTAAGAAGTTCTTACTATTTAATTTAGGTCGCAATAAGAGCAATCCCTACGGTACTTCTCCACTGGTATACGCTTATTCGCATTGGAAACTTCTGACGTACTTTGAAGAAATTGAAGCTGCTGGTGTAGCTAAAGACCTTCAAGGTTTACCTGTAATGCGTATTCCTGCTCAGTACATGGCTCCTGATGCAAGTGACGATCAAAAGCTACTCTATGAGAATTTTAAGAATATTCTCCGCAATCTTCAACAGAATAGCCAATCTGGTCTAATCCTTCCTTCGACGATGGATGAAATGACTAAGCAACCTTTATTCGATATTGAATTGCTTGCTGATGCTGGTGGTAAACGCTCGTATGATATTGACAAGATCAAGAATTACTACAAGGTAATGATCTTTATTGCTTTATCTGCTGACTTGCTGCTCATGGGTACTACTTCTACTGGTTCATTTAATCTTGGAAGTATTAAGTCAAGTATGACTGGTGCTTTCATTGAAAATATGATTAAGACAGTAGTTGATGCAGTTAACGATGATCTTATCCGACAAATCTACGAATTAAATGGTTGGGATGTTTCTCGTCGTTGCAAACTGGACTACGAAGGTTTCGATGAAGTTAACCTTGATGAATTGAGCAAGTTTTATCAGCGTCTTGGTGCTACTGGTTATCTGCCGCAGACTCATGATGTTATTAATGTAGCATTGGATGCTATTGGTGTAGACAAGATTCCAGAAGGACAACCTCTGAATCTTCCAGAAAAGACTACTCGTTCTGGTGACGGAATGAAGGAAGGTCTTGGTTCTGGTACTGGTGAGGCTTCTGGTGCTTCAGGTGATGCTTCTTCAACCAACTCTGATAACGCTGCTTAATTATGCCGTGGACTGCTGACAATACAATAGACAGCATCAAAAATAAATCCTTAGCTGTCAGGAAATTATTTGCTGAAGTAGCTAACACGGCTTTAGATAAAGGTAGAACAGAAGAAGAAGCAATTTATGCTGGTCTTGCTGCTGTCAGAAATAAGGAACGTAAGAGTACCGTAAAGAAAGCAATTGCGGAACCCGTTCCTTTGCATTTAAAGGCTTTATTAGAAGCCAAAAAGCAACAAGAGATTCAGAAGGATGCTTTTGGTAACTCTTACTCAGAATCAATTACCGAAATACAAAAAGGACGTTTACCTTCAGGGACTCAGAGAAGTATCATTGATGCTCAATTTGATGACTCTGGTAGGTTAGTCCTTACTTTTGATACGGGTGAAGTTATCACAACTCGTTCTGTAGAAGATATTAAGGTTAGCACTAGTATTATTACTGCTGGTGGTTCTGGTTCAGGTGGTTCTTCTGCTACTTATCAGACTCATTTAGACGATACTGATCCCGATGACATGTATTGGGGTGAATCTGAAGTCGGAACGCTTGATAGCGCAGCCGGTTGGAAGATTAAAAGAATTCAAATCTCAGGTCAAACCATTACTCAAACTTGGGCTGATGGAAACCAAAATTACGACAATATTTGGGACAATAGGTTGTCTCTTAGTTATTCATAAGGAAATACAATGGCTACTCTAAGCAAATTTCAGGATTTCTCCGAGCAACTTATCCGTGGTGTGCATGATTTTGATGCTCATACTTTTAAAGTTGCATTAACCAATACCGCCCCTGTTGCAACTCAGACTTCGTTTGATGCTGTAACCAATCACGCTGCTCCTGCTGCCACTAACTGTTATACTACTGGTGGCACAGCTACCACGATTGCAATTAGTGAATCTACAGGTACTACTACAGTCACTGGTACACAGGTTGTTTTCACTGCTTCTGGCGGCAATCTCGGACCTTTCCGTTACATGGTCTTGTACAATGATACTGCCACTTCTCCTGCCGATGCATTGATTGCTTACGCTGATTATGGTTCAAGTGTTACTCTTGCCGATGGTGAAACTTTCACAGTAGCATTCAACAATGCCTCACCCGGTACAATCTTCACACTTGCATAATCATGTTAATGGTTGGCGATATAGTCAGGGTACTTCCCCCCTTTTAATATCGCTTTCCCGGAAGAATATACCGTTGATAATATCAAAGAAGATGGTACGTGTCAAATATGCGAAGATAGAGACTTTGATCCTATCTACATAGAAAAAATAGAATAAAAAACGAAAGGATATGATGTGGCAATTACTACACTTGATGGGGCATTAGCTGGAATGCGCCCAACTGAGGCTTATGCTAAGGCTCTTTCTGGTACATTAGTTGCTGGTAGACCTTTTACACCTTTTTATTTGGCAGGTATTCCCGGTGCTGCTGTTGCACCTACTCCGGGCCTAGGTGGAGCAGCTTTGACTTCTTACTCAGGTCAGATTCCGATTCCTGCTGCCAGCAATGATACACATTTGGCTAGATTTTCTGGAGTGTCTTCTGCCCAAGCGGGAATGCTGATTCTTGCTGATCGTTTGTGGCACAACTCTGGTTTCACTATTACCCAAACTACTGCTCACACTATTAATTCTGTAACATTACCTGCACGAGATAAGAATGGTGCTACATCAGGTGCTGGTGTTTATTTAGGAGTAGAGATTTCTGCTGCTACTGGTGCAGGTACT